GCCTCTTCGACCCATGCTGGTGAATCTGGGGAATTTTTATGGTCTCTCATTTTTCATTTTCTTTAATCGCTTTTTCCGCTTCACCTATTATCCATGCAGTTTCGGCGTTTAACGTGTAAAGCCATGGATGGGATTTTGCGAAGTCAACGATTACTTGTGAGCCGTCTTCCCCACTGAAGTCAATCCCTACGAATCTAAGCACATCGTAGATGCTCTCTACTCCAGGAATGTCGATTTGGCGATACTTGGCCCAGTCGGCATTCTCTTGAGAATCGTCAATGTTTACTCTATTCGTCGCCATCTTTTTTCTTTCGGGTCTTGAGTGGCTTGACATATCTGGATGGCATCGGAGTATTTAAGGACGGGATATCCAGGAAAGAGGGTTTGCTCTCTTCCGGTTCGGGCTTTGATTTATTTTTCCCGGTTGTGCGTATTTTTGCAGTAGGCAAACCCCTGGCTCCTATTTGGTCCAGTTCTAAGCTAAAAACTTTTTTCTGTTCGTCTTTTTTACCAAGGGCCATAGTGTTGACTTTCTAACATGTTTGCTTCTGCTTCTTCAATGTCGTACCTAAGCACGTCTGCTTCTTCAATATTTCCAATGCCGTAGTAGAGAATCTGTGGAAACTCTACCCTATTGCCGTTTGAGTAATCTCTGACCCACACAAGACCATCTCTCTCAAATTCGGTCCAGGCATGAGGGAATCTAAGCCCCTCTGCTTCTCCTCCGGTACCAAGAGGATAGCCGTGTACTATTTTTACCTTGTCGTAGGCATCGGCCAGTTTTCTAGCCTGCTGTATTGCTTCACTAAAGCAGTCACCCTCTCCGTCGGGGACTTTTTGATTAAACTTTTTCTCAAATTCGTCGTCATGAAGCTGAACGCTCTTTGGTTTCGCTTTTTTAACCGGTTTTTTACCAGAAGACAATCTCGTGTTGTTTTCTCCGTCGGTTTTGATAACCAAAGCACCCTTTTCTTGTGGGTCAAAAGCACCAACTTGACGAAGTGTGATTATTTGCCTGTAGGCCTTTGACTCATCTGGCTTCACGCTCACTACTTCAAGTCTGCCTCCGGAAACAAACTCTCGTGGAGTCATTCCAGCGTCCTCGTCATCCATAGCATCGTAATACTCTTCATGGTCTTCAGGTAGCGGCTCGCCTTGCCATTCACGTTGGATGGTTTCGTTTCCGACTTCATCTAGCGCTTCTTCTATGTCTATTTTTATGTTTGACTTCTCTAGTGGGGTTTTGGCTTCTCTATAGTCTTCGACAAGCTTAATTAGTTTGTCAGCAAACTCTTTATCATAATCAGCGTTATCTTCATCTACTTCTCCATTTTCTACATCAGCCAGTATCGCTTCTGCAAATTCGTTGATGTTGTAGAGAGTGTCGCTTTCGTGTCTATTGGAGAAAACCGGTTCAAACGTTCCTCCAGTTTGATAAGAACCAGGGAAGTCCTCCAACACCAAAAGGGCATCGCTGCCGAACCTGGTCAAGAAATGGTCTCCTCTAGGAGATGGTCCAATTTCAACAAAAGCAAGTAGAGGGATATCCACCTGACTACCAACCTGCATTGCATCAAAGAACTGTTTTCCTTCTTCTGGTGAAGAAAACATCATGGCTCTATATAGATAGGGTTGTCTATCATATTTTCTGCCATTAATCAAAGAATCAACAACACTCGCCATTAGGTAGCGTGCTTGCTCGGTTCTCTTTTCGGGAGACACTGTTGTTTGAAATTTTGAGTTTCCAAAAAATCCACCGCTTTGGCTAATATTCGGGTCTCTCTCCGAGTACTCGTCTATTCCGGCAAGTTCATATGCTGCTGTTCTTATTTCGCGACATGGGTCCCATTGCATCCAGTCTCCGCCAACAGACTCTTTAACTATGTCGTCCCTGTCTTCTTCACTATCGTCTGGAGACGCTCCAAGAACTTCGAAATCAACAATCTCTTCAACTGTTTTCCATTCTGGAGTATGAGATTTCTTGCCTGAAGAAAGTTTTTGAACTGATTCGACGGGCTGGTCATTGGTCATGACGTTTCCATCGGGCATGATTGCTCCAGTAAGGTTTGCACCAGTCAGGTTTGCATTAGAAATGCGTGCTCCAGACAGGTTTGCTCCTTCCAGGTTTGCCCCGGTTAAGTTTACGTCAGTTAGGTCCACTCCCTCAAGGTTCGCCCCAGACAGGTTTGCGCCCTCCAAGTTAGCACCTCTGAAAAGTGTTATGTTTGTAAGAATTGCTTTAGACAAGTCTGCGCCCCTAAGGTCCGCGCCAAGAAGATTTGCACCAGTCAGATTTGCACCAGTGAAGTCTGCATTCTTTAAGTTTGTATCAGACATTTGCGCGCCAATCAATCTTGCAAGCTTTAGGTTTGCACCTTCAAGGATTGCCTGAAACATGTTTGCCATTTCTAGGTTTGCGTATTCTAGGTTTGCCCTGGTCAGGTCTGCATTGGTCATCACGGACTGGCTCATGTTTGCTCTGGTTAGGTTTGCTTCGGTAAGGTTTGTATCATTAATGTTTGCTTTAATCATGCTGGCTTCAGTCAGGTTTGCCCCGCTCAGGTCTGCCATGTATAGGTCTGCGCGAGCAAGTTCGGTTTCCGACATGTTTGCTCCACTGAGATTTGCCTTAAATAGGATGGCGTCTTCCATGACCGCGCCAGTCAAGTCTGAATTACTCAGGTCTATCTCTCTCATTACTGAAAACTGCATATTTGCTCCAGATAGATTTGCTCCAGCCAATTTTTTACCTTCAAGTAAAGTATTGCTTAAATCCATGCCTCTTATGTCTGAGCCAGAATTAAAGAGTTCTTCTATTGTGTCGGAGTTCTCGAAAATAGTTTCTCTTCTTTGTGTGATACTTTCAAACGCTTTATCAATATTAGCGATATTTACATTTTTTAATTTTTCCAACAATGATGGTTTCTCCATGCTGCCCACACTTTCTGGCTGAATAGCGTCCGTGCGTACAGCCAAGACCCTCATTGGTTTACCGAAAAGAACAACCTCATCTTCATTTAGACATCCAAAACCGGTTAAAGCATTAGAAAACACGTCCTCGACTGGTACAAAAGTTTTAATCAACGTAGGAGTGCCCGTGCCGGCGGTGCTGTATGTACTACTGAATGAGCGAGCAACGTCCATACTTGTGGCCCACGAAGACAAAGGTCTCATTGTGGTGTCCATTGACTCAATCTCGCCCGCCAGCAACCGAGTGTCTGATTGCGTAAATCCTCTATATGCAGGAATGTGCGTAATTCCCTTGGTTTTGTAATACAGCTGAGTGGAATCGTATATTTTTTGGAGAATAGGTCTAATCATTGCTACTTGTGCATCGATTAGTTCGGGGGCTCCGTCGAACTCATGGGCCGGCATGCCTTCTTTTTCATCTAGACGTCGAGCCCGAAGAGGCGACGTCGACCAGCCAACGGCTTCGTCCAAGCCAAACATTTTTCTTATTTCGTGCTGTATTGCAAGAGCAACGGGGTTTGCGTTATTGGCAGATATGGCCCAAGTATGAATAAGGTCAGAAACTAGGGCTTCTCGAACAATGCGTTTTCCTTCAGTGGTTTCCACATCAAAGAACACAACCCCTGTCTCCTTTGTGTAACTTTCTAGTTTCGACTCATAATTTCCAGCCCTAGAACGTACGTTTCTCAACAGGTGTTCTTTTAGTGCTTTTTGAACTTCTGGCGAATCAATGCTTGAACTATCAACTTTAACTAGTCCTGATTTTATTATTTCTTTTAACTTTTCTAACGTGAGCTGATTTTTAAACTCGGGCATAATATCCGAAAGTTTTTCAAGGTAATCTTCATCGTTAACGTCAAGAGACGCCATTGCATCTATTACCTTACTGCTTACTCCGCGACCCAATAATGAAATTAGTTCATACCCTTGCTCGCCTGTTTTGGGATTAGGTTCACCTATTTTAGCGAGTCCAAAAGCCTTGCCTTCGTTTTCTTTAATTTCGGCAATAAGATTATTTAAAAGCCCGCGTCGTGGAATTAACTCATCTAGAAACTCTCTTCTAATATCGTCAGTTCCAAGTTTTGTCATCAAATAAGGAGTAAAAAGTGACCTCATGCCGCCATCTGTAGCCATTAATTCAGCAAAAGATGAAGAACCAAAAAGTTCACCAAACTCTTCTGTTTCTAATTTGTCCAATATTTCGTCGTAATACCGTGCTCGACCAAGAATGTCGTCATGTATTTTCGCTGCAATAACACGTCCGCTTTTTGTATCAAAGGCAGCTCTAGCGGCTGCTCTTCTTTCTGTGCTTGTAGCATCGACCGGCAAGTTTTCTAAAGTTTTATACAGTCTTTGTACTGCTGCAAAAGTCTCCGTGGTATGAAAGCCGTGACCTGCTTTGTCTGTAGCAAAAACGTTAATAAATTCTTGAACGTCAAAATCTACTGAGCGAGAGAGGTTTGCTGCAATTGTTATTTTAGCAATTGCAGAGGCTTTTGCGTTAGATGGAGTACCGCTTAGCTCTTGGAAAGAATCAAACTCTAAAGCCAAGGCTTGTACATCTTTCAATACTTCGTCCCTTAAAGTTTGTTCATCGGGTACCGGTGAGGCTTTGAGTAATTCTTCAGATGGTTCAGGAGCGAACGAAACAAGACCTTCAGGCCTCTCCACCACTGGAGGCTTACTCTTTTCCTCAACGGTTTCTTCTTCGGTTTCTTCTTTTCTAAATCTTGAGAAAATTGTTTTACGTTTGCCCTTTTTGGCACCCGAAGAAAGACGGTTTTCTGAGCCAGCTTCAGAATCGCTCCACGGAAGGTCCTTTTCATCAACGCCAATTAGTGTATAAATATCTTTTCTAAGTTTCTTGCTTAGAGTCTTTTCTGGCATTTCCTTGTTTGGATGCATTATTGCAACAAAGGCTTCCGCCATAGCCTCTCTTTTGTTTATGTTTCCGTAAGAGGTGGATAAGAGAGGCTCGTCGGGGTGGGCTCTGAACATTTCTTCAGGGCTTCTCCCTGTGAGGTCGATGAACTGCGAATAGATTTCTATTCTCTTGTCGTCAGTTTCGTAGTCACCATATTCTTCTGCAACATCAAGTGAAGCCACGTATCTTGGGTCAGAGAGTTTTCCGGTTCCGTAATATGAGCGCATTTTTCCTGATGCGCCGTTTGTTTCCGTATCCCAAAGTGCTCTGTGATGTATCCAGTGTCCGAACTCGTGAACAAGTGTTCCTTCTAGGGACCTGTCGATATGAGCGTCTCGCGGTGCTGGAACCCGGTCTGGGTCAAAACTTATTGGATAAACATCCTTGTCGTCATTAAGTAGCGACTCTCTGTCGATTAATGCTCGAGGGGAAATTCCTATAGAACCCAGGGAACGGTTAGCAAGGCCGCTTATGAATGGTATTTTCTCCGTTCCGCGCTGCTTAGCAAGAAGGGCAAGACGTTCCTTCATGTCTGGGCTGTTTTCGTAGGCATCCATTCCTTCGCGAGTAAACGGAACAATCAATGGTGCTCCGAAGTTTTGCATTACCCACATAACAGAAGGAGAGGAATCCAGCAGGTCTTTTACTAATTTTTGTGTAGCAGCTATTGATTCTGGAGAATAATCAACAGGAATATTGGTTGAGTCTTTTTGTAGCTCCGCATAGTAGTTCCTAATGAACGTTTCGCGATTTTTATCGGTGCGCCATGTTGGTCCAGCAATATCATCAGCCCACATCTCAAAATACTCTTCAGCATTTGTTGGAATAATAACCTTAGATATTTCATCAGAGTTAAGGTCTGCAAGCCATGTTGAAGAATCTCTGCGAACTATTTTTCCTGAGGAACCCTGTGTCCCGTAACCGGAAGCGTTGGGGCCTTCTTGCTCCCTCTTTGACGGAACGTTCATAGGTATCATTTCGCGCTGTCTGCCAGAGGAAAGACGGTCGTTCTTTCCCAAAATATCGTGCGCAAGAGCTAATTCAATATCTTCTTCGTTGGCTTCATAAATTGGCTTGCTTCCAGAAGACAGTCGTCCACTAGTAGATGCTGCATCAAGCTTCTTAAGAACTGAATTAAAATCACCAGCATATATACGCGTTTCGGAGTCAGATACGCCTTCAATATTGAATACGGTTCTTGGTCGATTACGGTAGCCCATTGTTTCATTCATATTTAGGTCGTACTCGTCAAGTCTGCCAACCCTGAGCATTCGTTCGGCGGAGTACATCATGTAATGAAGATGCTTAACGACTATTTTTTCTTGAGGCGTTAGAGGTGAGTCTGGGTGGTCCGCAAGGGACATCATGGCAAGGTCGTTTGCCCATTCTCCATGGCGGTCAAAAGCTCTACCGGTTCCGAGATGTCCGAATAGGTCATGGGTGTCTTGAAGTGCCTTGCCATAGAGTCCCATATTGAATTTATGCGGGTCAGTTATTCCACCTATGTAGCCACGAAGATATGTATCCGTGCTGTGGCTGATTCTTGAACCTGGAAGAAAAAACTCCTCGTCACCCATTAGTTCGCCCGCACGGCGCGTAAGTTCCCTAACAAACTTGCTATGTTTTTTCCACGCTTCAAGATACGGTTCCGGCAATGTGTCTTGAGTTAATGCTGGCAAACTAATACTGTCGCCCCTGATGACAAATCCTTTTGGAGCCAACATTTCCAACAGGGGGAATCTTTCCCTCGCCTCGTCGTTTTCAAATTCTAAAGTAGAAGCGTCGTTTTTGTATATTTTTCTTGCAATAATGTTTCCGTCGGAATCTTTCCATACGGAACCATTGAAAACAACGACGTCATTCATTGCTTCGTCAAGTATTGAAACAATGTCGTCTCGTTTTGGTAATTCGACCGTGCGCCAGTCGCGCTTGTCTGGTATCTGTTCTGCTAGTTGAGGTATTGGGTCGGCGGATACAAAAGGAATTCCGTCTGAAGCAATATCAATCGATATTGATTCAAGTAGCTGTTTTCCGGTTTCGGAAAACGCATCGTCTACTTCAACGTCAAGTAGTGTTTTCCCAGCAATTTCTCTGGTCAAGCCGGGAATAGCATCTTCAATAGAATATTTCTGTTGTTTTGTTAGTTCTTTTCCTGTCGTTTCTTCTATTTTTTTAATTATTCTCTCGGCAACTTTTTTACCTGTTAAAGACTCTCTAGTTAGGCCTATGTCGGCGGCTTCTTGCTGAGTTACTTCTGTGGGTTCATTAAATGCTTCAACTACATTTGCGCCAGAAGCAAGACGGTCGTAGACTCGAATATTTAAACCGGTACGATTTGCTCTTATCTCTTCTTGGGTTTCAAGTGGTGTTCTCCAATCAAAATCCTCGGGATAGTCGTTTTCGCTGTTTACGACAAGTTGCCTATCGCGAGCCCAAGAATCAAGTTTACCAACGAAGTCGGCAGCATCATCGTCATCGTTTTCTCCCTTCAATGGAATCGTAAATGACACCGACCCTTCATTGTCTTGAGTCATCTTGGTTACAGATATTCCGCTATCTTTTATGAACGCATTAAGCTTTCTGGTTGTTGGCGGTCCGGCAAATTTTGAATCATCCTTTTTTGGGAGACTATCACTAACGAGAAGCACGTGTTCCGAATTGTAACTACGTTGACGTCCTACTGCTCCCGTATACATGTTGACTGTTCTGACCCAGGGCCCATTTTCATCGGAACCGTCGAACTCATCTGTAAGGTAATCACCAATACGAATTTTTTCCCGATTATTTTTATTTTTTTTGAATATTGCAATAAGTTCTTCAGATGATGGAAGTCTCCATCTTGGCTCCCCTGGTCTTGCCTTGTCATTTAATTCAGATATTAAATAAAATGCTTCATCTTGCGAAATATTTTCTGGGGAATATTCTCGTGAGCTTAGTAAATCTTCTGACCGTACTTGTATTTTTTTAGGTGTTCTACCTTTTTTTACTGGCCCGATAGTGACCACTTGATTGCGACCAGAAGAAAGCCTTGCACTTCCCTCTTCTTTTTGGGCTGCAACAAAAGACTCTTTGTCTGATTCAAACTTTTCTACATCTGCGTTAAATTTATCGTTGTCGGCTTTTAGCTTTGCGTCTCTTTTTTCTTTATCCAAGACGTCAGTAGACCATCCGTTTTCAATCGCTCTATCGATTATCTTCTGCATAACCTGACTGGTTGCAAAAGCGTCAGCATCGGCGTTGTGGTGACCCTCACCTAATTCAACATCCAAATATTCGGTTATTGCAGCAAGACTGCTGGATGGTTTCTTATTTCCATCTCTATCGATTATGTATGGGCCTTCCGGGCTTTCTTCACTCCATACAGGCAAAGTCATTGCGCTTATATCTCTCGTGTCAAGATAGCCAGAAGGACGCCAATCTATTCCTTCTCTTTCTAACGCGTCTTCAAGCACCCTTTTGTCAAACGTTGCATTCTGTACACCAATGATTGCGTCTGGTCCAATAAACTCAGCAACTTGTCTATGAGCTTCCGCCATTGGCATTTGCGTAGCAAGCCATTCGTTGGTTATTGGGCTACCGTCTGCATCTTTAAGGTTTGCTAAAGACCATTCACCAAGAGGCTGTTCGGGATTCATGAAAAGATTTAAGCGGCCTATCTCTTTGCCGTTCCTCATTCTCACAAGACCAATTTGTGTCGGGTTGCCGTTTGTGGTTGCTTTACCGAATTCGTCGAAATCTAATCCAGTTGTTTCGTAGTCAAGAAATACCATTTCGGTTTCGGCATAGCGTTCCCTGAACTCTTCCCAAGAATTAACGCCATCAAATCTTTCTTGCGCTCCTTCAAGGAAAGCACCAAGCGTTGGTTCGCGTGGGTATCTTGGTGCCCTGCCGCTAGCCAGTCTTGCCGATGAACCAGATAGTGAATCGTCGTCTTTTAATTTTCTAGACGTAGAAACCCAAGTGTTTTCTTTTCTGTTGGCTATTCTAAGTAATGCGTTTTTGCTTGCTTCTTGAAAGAATGACGTACTGGATGGAACGTCTGCATACCGTCTTTCGGCGGAGATGTGTGTACGATTTACCTGTTCTAGATTTGCTAGCGTCAAGTCGGACGCAACATTTGGAGAAACGCCAAGCATTTGTGCCCTGATTCTTCCAGCATTATCTGCTCCCGGCGTTCCAGAATTGCGCTCTCCTCCGACCAGCACATCTATGCCGTCGGCCCTCAATATATCTTCTACTTTTTTGCGCCCGTCTTCGCCCTTTTTTATTTCTACCAATTTGTAACTGCCTGGAGGAAAACGCAGCCCATCTCCTGGTGGCGGCGATGCCGCAGTATCAACTATATTAAAGTTTTCTAAACTGTCTGGGTTTTCCTTAATGAAGGAATCCAGCGGTGCAATAACTACGTAAGACTCGCCTTCTGTTTCCTTTCTAAACAAGTGTCCTTCAGCTAGATGGTTTACAGCAAAATGAAGTGTTGTTCTATTAACCGTAACTTCTGTGCCGTCTTTGGCGGTTTGTGGAAAGTCTTCCAATGGACGAAGAACTAAATAACCTTTTTCATCTATTGTCGGTTTATAGGAAGTTTGATGAATCATTCGTGCATCAAGAGAAAGAGCTTTTTCTGGATTGTCTACTGCGGGGAGCTTGCTGTCTAGTTTTTCCAGAAGCGAGTCGCTGTATTTTGCAAATTCATCAAATTCTTTTTGTGCGTCTTTATCGCCTTTTGATGCCGCATAAAGAAGGGCGCTTACATAGCTTGAAGCGTTGAAGTCGCTACTTTCCGCAAGTACAGAAACATCTGCACCATGAACCGCTGAATACCATTTTTGTGCTGCTTTTCTTCCTTCTGCGGAAGAGGGGTCGAGTTTAAGTATTTCAAAAGGGTTGAGCGGCAGTTTTTTTATTCCATCACCAAACTCGGCCTGTTCATGGGCTCCAAAAACTATCGATTCGTTGCCAATTTTAAAAACTTGACCTGTCCATATGTATTCTTTTGGAGTAAAGCCTTCCTCCACTACCGGTGAGGAAGAGACGTTTGACGTTTTTAATAAAAGGTCAGACTCAAAAGTGTAGTCACCATCACGAAGAACGTCTTCACCGTCACTATATTTTGCAAAGAAGCCATATTTTCTGAATCCTTTTGCTCCGTAATCCGCTGTTCCGTTGTTTACATAATTAAACCATCTTCTAGTTTCTGCACTGGAAGTAATGTTTGTATCTGGGTTTTTGATAAGAACATGGTCAAGAAGGGCTTCTAGGACTCCTGCTTTTTGCGATTCCTTGCTTGCATTGTAAGAAAGAAGCTTAGTTGCTTCTCCTGTCGGGGGTTCGGAAAATGTAAGGCTTGCGATTTGTCCGCTTTCGTCCTCGATAAATACAGAAAAACCATCTTCTGATTGAGAAGTTTTTATGTCATATCCATCGCCGTTAAAACGAATAGAAGAATACTCTTTGCCGTCCCGAGAAGTTTCTAGAAGTTCTGACGGGTTGCGCTTGTCGTTATAGTCCGCTGATTCGTCGTAGATATTTTGTGCGTTATAGCGCCTAGCTGCACCGCTAGAGAGTCTTCCCGACGAGGGAGTGGCTGCAGAAAATGCTTTTCCATCTTCGCTCAGTGCGTCGCTATGCTGAAGGTCTCTTTCTGGAAAAACCTCACGGTGGGTATTAAACATTTCAGCAGCAATGCCTCTTCGCCTATGGCCGCCGCGTGTATTTATTTGAAAAACTTCGTTTCTGTCTTCTACATACCATGTCTCTAATGCCGCAATGATTTTCATTTTTTCGTCACCAAGCGCGCTACGTAGTGCATCCTGCATATCTACGTCATCTATAGATAGTGGTGATTTTTTCCCATTAAAAGGGTTTTCTCCTTGTTGATTAAAATTATCAAGAAGTTTTTTGCGCTTTTCATCTACCGCAGAAGATGAGTAAGCCCTTACTTCGCCATCTTTATCCAGAACTATCCAGTAGTCTTCTTCTTTACCCTTTGGCTGAGTTGACCTAACTTTTTTTGCAGCTTTTAAGTTTCCATAGTCATAAACTTCAATCTCCGAGAGTTGAGTCATGCCGCTAGATAGTCTTTTTGGCGAGGGTGTCTTGTCAGAAGACGAAGACGCTATTGAATCCGGAGTCCCTGGCTTTTTCCCTTGACCGTCAATTCCGACCCATACTGGCTTTGTTGTTCCCTCATCTGCCCAGCCATCACCGTCAACGTCCATTCTGGAGCCGGTAGGTTTTCTTTTTCCCGGCTTACCGCCCGTGGGGAGCTCGATATTTCCGAGTCTTCTTCTTTTACGTCCTTCGCCAATTGTCGGTCTATTTACTCCGCGAGAAGCTAAATACTGACCAAGTCGCCCTACGGCCGCTTTTTCCTCTTGGTTGGCCGCCAGACCGCGTCTGGACTCCTCGAAAGGGATGGGGAATTCATTATCGGAAGACATTTAATTAAATAATACCATTAGAAGATATGCGCAAACTAAAGCCGATTACCGCATTTAGTGCATATCTTGGCCCAAGGATAGAAACGCATCATTTCCATTGGGTGGTCACATTCGAGCAATCTCTTGGCTTCGGAATTAAGAATGTTTCTAATCCACGCAGAAAGGGTCACCTGCTCTATGTTGGCAGCTTCTTTCCATCTGCCTCTTTCGTAGTCGTTGGTACGAATAAGGACCTGTTTGTCTGCTGGACCGTCTGAAGCGTCAATTAAAGGTGAGACAGTGGGTGTCAAGGTTTCTGCAACCTTGTCCATAGCTACGCGAATATTGTCAAGTTCGTCATTTTCATTGTTCGATATCGTCATCGCTTGGGTCCCTGTAGTTTGGCTCATCCGTTGAGTCAGATACTACTTCAGCGTCGATAATCAAACCTTCATCTTCTTGGTTTTTTCTAAGAATTGCATAAACAGTCTCCTCTGGTAACACCCCAGAAATCGCCATTAATTCCAGCAACTTTCTTGCTTCTGATTCGGCATCGAAACCAACTGCAGGCATTGTTACGCCAGGCTGGCCCGCAATAGTCGCGCGAACTGTTTGATTTAGGGTTCCGTCAACGTTTACGTTTACGTTCGTCTGCTCCATGCCAAGCAATTTCGTTCTTCGGTCCATTATGGAGAGAACTTGCTGTATTGCCTTGAGGTCCGGCTCTATCTGCATTTCTGTTCCATCGTCACCGACTATGCGTCTGTGTTGCGTCATGGGCCATATTGCTTGCTGCAGGTTGTCTAAACGCTCCAGCTCCATTCTCAAGACTTCAGGGTAAGCGAGGATGGCTTCCTTGTTCATCTTTTCAAGCTGACGTTGGATAGACCTGGACACTGAGGCTGAAGAAACACCAAATCTTCTGGCTATTTCATTTACGGAAGTTCCTGCTTGACGCATCTTGAAAATGCGCATGTCTCTTTCGTTTAGAAACTCTTTAGTAGTAATTGGTTTTGATTTTTCGTCACTCATTTAACAGCCTTAGACCACTCGACGACCTCAAATGGAAATCTGACGCCTCTCTTAATTTTAGTAGGCCATTGGCGCTCGTCACGAGCACCTCTGAAATGGCGTACATCATAAACATAGCCTCCCAATGCCGTTGGGTCTGGCTGAAGAGAAATACCGAACTCTGGCCACCTAGACCAGACAGCCGAACCGAACGGACGCAGGTCCCTGCTTGTCATACTTGTACCAAGAGGGGCGTGATGCTCAATCCATAGGGCGCATTTATAGATGGTTCTAATCGTGTCCAAGTATTTTGCAACTTCTAATGCGATTGACTCAGAAGTTCTGCCACCTGGGTCTAAGAACGCCTTATAAAGAGGACCTATGACCAAAAGCTCAGGCTTGACCGTATCAAGCGCTTCTTCAAGAATCGCCCTATCGCTAGCCTTCAGCAAATCCATTCCAGATGGACGAGTTAGCAATTCGGCGTTCAGGCGAGACACGCGACCCTGCGACATGGCTTGAAGCGCTATAGAGCGACCAGTTCTTCTAATGATTCTGTCTGGGTTTTCAAGGTCAACCGTAAGTGTTGTGATTGGTTTCATGGGTTGAAACGAAAACGGATGTATTCCAGCCGCTGAAAGAAGCGCAACCTGTCTAGCCAACATTGTTTTACCGACACCTTCGGCAGCAACAACAATAACTCTTTCTCCTCTTTCAATAAGGCCAGGTATAGCCCAATCGTAAGAGTCTCCATCGGATTCATTAATAAAATCGTTCCAGTGAACAAGACGGCCCGTATCTAAAGTAAAAGAAACAGTTGCCGTTGCGAGAATGAGACCGCTTTTTGCTATCTTCTGTTTATTATTTAGGTCGCTTCTGTCTAAGATTTCTTGAATCTTGGTTAGAGCCAAGTCTTCAGGAGAAAGTTCGTCTGTAATCTTTGATTCAGAAACAACTACTTCATTAAATCCATCCGCAGACATTTGTTCCGGTTCTGGTTCTTCTGGAATGTACGGAACTAGTTCGTCAATAGCTTTTCCAGCCTCAAGGTGGTCCGTTATGTCCTTGTGCTCTGGGCATACCCAGACTTGAGCGTCACATCCCACCGCTTTAAGTTTTTCACAAACATCTAAAGCGTGTTTTAATCCAACCTCGTCTTTGTCGGCGATTATCTCCACAACTAAACCAGCAAGGGGTTCGGTATGAATATCAAGCCATTTCCCAGCACCACCAGGCATGGTTGTAGCAATATAACCAGCGTCAGTCAACGTGTCTACGTCTTTTTCGCCCTCTACAACCCATACGGCAGCATCAAACTTCTTTGAGTTTATAACTGCGGGAAGATTGTAAAGAACCTTAGGTATATCGCCGAGGCTGTACTCCCAGCCACCTCTAGAGTCGGGCTTTCGTTGACTAAATGTTTTCTTGCCGTTCTCGTCTACGTATCTAAGCTTTTGGAATAACAGTTTTCCATTTTCGTCCGTGTAGTCGTAGGTTGCTACCAATGTTTGCTTTGTTGAAGGTGTAGGTTTTGCGACCACTGGTTTTTTCTGTTGCTCTGAGCTTTTTGGTGGAGAAACTGGACGATAATCTTTGTTCTGTAGATAGTCCGAATCGTCTTTTCGTGGCATCAAATCTGCAACACTCAAACCAACGGCAGTACATATCTCTTCTACGTTGCAGGACATTCCTCGATGACAGGTAACGAGAACTCGACCATCCATTCCTTGTCCAACAGAGAGAGACGGATTAGCGTCATCATTTCTGCAGGGACAGCGCGCAATCCATCCAGAGCCAGCCTTACGAACACCATCTAATAAGGCTAGAAAATTTTCAGTTTCTAAAGAAGGATTTGTCATCTAGATGGTCACCGAGGCAGGAGTAGGTTGACGGGGACTTTAGGAATCATAATGATATTTAGTTTTCTTCTCATTTGATGCCTCTCACGTTCTGACGCTCCACCCCATATACCAAAAGATTCGTGATACAAGCCGTAAGACAAACACTCTAAACGAACAGAACAATCTTTGCAAATGCTCTTCGCAAGTGCAGCATCTTTTTTTGCTTTGCGATAATTGTCTGAGAATTTTCCTGGCTGAGATTTGTCCGCCATAGGAAACCACATGTTGAGGTCTTGTCCAGTGCAACTACCACCCTCGGGAATACTGTCTATACGTTCAATATTGTTCACTAGTAAACCCTGTCTTGCCGTGGGGAGAAGTTATTCTCCTGCGATACGGATTACATCGCGAGATGAAAGATACACGACTGCGCTGCGAATCACAAGTTGACCGTTGATATCTTCTGAAGCAACATCTACTGCTTCCATCGGAACACCTATTCTGGAAGCAATCGCTGCTCTGGTTTTTTCTATTCGAGTTTCTTGTTCTGCTAAATCATCATCGTAAAAAACGTTTGATGGAGAAGGTGCAGTAAAAGACTTAAGCTCTACTTGCTTTTCTTTGGCGCGCAAGCACCACATGCACGCAATATCACTTGATGAAGCTTTGCGTTTTCTAACATCAATATGACCACAAGAAAGCTTGTGCTGATACGTTAGTTGTCCCCATGCTCCTATTTTTTCAATAGAAATAATGGCCCTACGTGGGGCTTTTCGTCGTTCTGTTGTCATTTGGGCGAAGCTTTCCTCTCGGAAAGACTAACGCTTAAACAGTTTTGAAAAGATTCTCTTCAAGGTGCCAACGCGAGCAGGGGCTTCCTTCTTCACAAGGTCTTTAATCTCGTTTGTGGTGGATGAAATGAAATCTTTAAATTCAGATGTTCCATCAACGAAATTAATTTTAATCGTTTCCAATTCGTGCAATGCTTCATGAATTACTGCTGCTTCAACGGCAGGCTTAACGCTCTTCTTCTTTGGAGCCGCAGTTTTCTTGGCGGGAGCCTTTTTGGCGGGAGCCTTTTTCTTGGCTGCAGCCTTCTTGACTGGTGCTTTTTTTGATGATGTTTTTTTCTTGCTATCGCTCATGGCTAAAACAATAGCGTACGGGTATGTCGTACAGGGTAAAACAACTTTATTTGTTTACCCGTATTCTGAGGGTCATTGACTAAGATTTTTTCGTGGAGCAATATGTAAATGATTTTAGTAAAATGGCACTGGCATTGACCTCGGCCCAAATGGCTAAGGATGAAGCGGTCAGTGAACACGGACTAGGAGAAGAGCTCTCGATTCATTTTCTAGCTTGGCTAGACAACACCCTCATAGCGATTTGCCAAATGAACGGGGAAACTGGCAAGCTTGACCCTGAAACTAGGTTCAATAGATGTAAAGAGTTATGCAAAGTCCTCAGGACGGACTTGTGGTCAACTGCGATAACTATGGTTTCAGAAGGATATTGCTCCCTAGACTCCTACAAGACCAAGAACATGGACCTTGCCACCGCTTTTGCTGACCAAAGTCTCCCGGTTTACGAGTGCATAACCGTTAGTCATACGTCCATTGATGAAGATACTGACCACGTTTCTCCCGTTTCAATGGTTGCAGCGCCGTACAAGATTGAAATAGGCAGAAAAGTTAGCTGGAAAGAGGTGTTGGTTTATCCAGAAAAAGCTGACGAATACACTCGCCAGACCAAGTACCCGACCATGCTCCGCAGGGTTTTGCAGATGGACCCAGACGATTCCGTTACTGGAGACAATCTAGCCACAGCGACATCCAAGATTTCCGACCTAGGGTTTATAATGCAGAGATTAATTTAAGTAAACTTATATTATGTCTGAATTTTATAATAGTGCTGGATTTGGTGAGTCATCCCTCTTTAGAAATGATGCGTCTGGAATAGATATCCACAGGGCAGACAGACAGCCATGCCCGGTCTGTGGTCACCCTACTGGAGACTGCGTAGGAGATACTCCCGCTCCGGAGACAATATGGGGATACAACACTTCGTCTTCGCTAGACAACTCGTTAACTTTCTACATTGAAGAAGATTATTTTGAAGAACGTGAAATTGCGCCCGGAATAATTACAAAGATTCTTGTCTTTAAAAAGGGAAAAAACATTCCTTTGGCCACTGCAAAAGAATACGGTTTCATAAAATAAATTTCATCGTCTCTCGACTTTTTCTTTATTCGTTTTTGCGCTACACTCATTTACTCACAGTTATTAAGTGACCCCTACCTGACAGGAAATTATGAACCTCATTGACGATGAATTTATTGCCTCATACGCGAACAAGCAAGTCCCTTGGGGCTTTAACGGAATGGGTGAAATCGTTTTTTTGCGCACCTATGGTCGCTTAAAAGAGAATGGCGATATTGAAACATGGGCTGAAACAATTCAGCGAGTTGTTAATGGAGCAATTGCTATTGGTGTTCCTTACACCAGAGAAGAAGCTGAAGAACTTTTTGACCACATGTACCACTTGAGGTGTTCAGTAAGCGGTAGAGCGCTTTGGCAGCTTGGAACTCCAATGGTTGAATCTTTTGGTGGAGCATCGTTGAACAACTGCTACTTCACAAACATCGAAAAGATAGATGACTTTGAGTTTCTCTTTAACTACTTGATGCTTGGTGGCGGAGTTGGATTTTCCGTAGAGCGTTCAAAGATTCATGACCTTCCCAAAGTGAAGTCTGGCGTTGTTATTTCACACGAACGAACAAACGATGCGAACATCATTGTTCCAGACTCACGAGAGGGCTGGAGCCGTCTACTACATGCCGTATTGAAGTCATACTTTGATACTGGTAAGTCTTTTACTTACTCAACAATTCTTGTACGAGAGTACGGAGCAAAGTTAGGCAAGATGGGTGGAACTGCATCAGGTCCTGGTGCGCTTATTGAAGGCGTCGAAGACATTTGTAAAGTTTTGGAAAACAGAGTAGGAAAGAAGCTTCGGTCTATCGATGTTTTGGATATTTGTAACATTATTGGTCGCGTTGTTGTTTCCGGCTCGTCGCGTCGGTCGGCGCAAATAGCCGCAGGCGACCCTGATGACGTTTTGTTCCAGCGTGCCAAGAACTGGGGAAGTGGAAACATTCCTGCATGGCGAGCAAACAGCAACAACTCTATCTATGCCGATGGTTGGGACGAGATTCCTGCTGAGATTTGGAAGGGCTACGACGGTTCTGGCGAACCATACGGATTCCTTAACAGAAAGCTTGCAAGAGCCGTCGGTCGACTTGGTGAAAAGAACGTTGATAACTCAATCGAAGGTTTTAATCCATGTGCCGAAATCGGCCTAGCAGATGGAGAGTCGTGCAACTTGTCCACAATCTTCCTGCCGAACGTGGAATCCGTAAAACAGTTGATGTCTATCTCTCGTCTTCTCTACATGACACAAAAGCAAATAACACGACTTTCGTACCCGTTTGAAAAGACAACCAAGATTGTTCGCAAGAACGCCAGAATTGGACAAAGCGTCACAGGAGTGCTTCAAGCCTCCGAACAGCAGGTTTCTTGGCTCTCCACGACATACGACTACCTTCGTGACCTTGACGCCGAGTACTCAGCAGAAAAAGGCTTTCCGAAGTCCATCCGTCTTACCACCGTACAGCCCTCTGGGACGCTCTCTCTGCTTCCTGGGGTCACTCCGGGCATACATCCGGCCTTTGCAGCCTATTACACCCGTAGAGTCCGTTTTGGCTCGAATGACCCACTTGTGGAAGCCTGCCGTAAGAGGGGCTACAAGGTTGTCTGGGATATCGGTATCGATGGACGAGAAGACCACACCCGTTATGTTGTTGAGTTCCCTTGTGAATCACCGCAGGGGTCGATTCTGGTCAGTGAAATGACAGCGGTTCAGCAATTGGAGTGGGTCAAGAAGCTTCAGACAGAATGGGCAGACAATGCCGTATCGGTCACTGTGTATTACCGCAAGGAAGAACTTGAGGAAATCAAGCAATGGCTTTCAAAGAATTACAACGACAGCGTTAAGTCTGTTTCGTTCCTTCTTCACACAGACCATAACTTTGTTCTTCCTCCATACGAAGAAATCACAAAAGAAGAGTACGAAAAGACTGTCGCAAAGATTGACTTCACTATTCCGCTTGTTCAGTCAAAGTTCGATGGAGAAATTGACATGGAAGATTGCGCAACAGGAGCCTGCCCAGTAAAGTAGACACATGTCTAAAAATATGTCCTACGAAGAGCGTTTTTTCCAAAAGGTAAACAAGACCGAATCTTGTTGGCTATGGACGGGCGCTTTGAATTCCAAAGGCTATGGTTCCATGGGTTTTGAAGGCAAAACTACAAGCACGCACAAGCTCAGTTATTTATGGTTTAGAGGCGAAATACCAGAAGGAATGTTTGTCTGTCACACTTGTGACGTCCCGCCGTGCGTTAATCCTGAACATCTTTTTTTAGATACAAATTCAGGAAACATGAAGGATATGTTCAAAAAGGGAAGAAACCCCCCTCAGACGAAAAAACAGACTCATTGTAAAAAAGGTCATTCTTTTGAGGAATTTGAACCGCTTGTATACGTGAAGAAACAGGGTAGGCAAATTGGTAAAGAATACAGAACCTGCAAGGAATGCAAGCGCATAAGTGACTCAAAAAGAAGAGGCAAGAACCTTGAGTACATGCGCGAGTACAATCTGAAAAACAAAGAGAAGCTAAATGAACAGCAAAGAAACCTGTATCATGCTAAAAAGAATAAACAAAACCCCTAGCGTCGGTGGCCCAAGGGATAAGGCAACAGACTTCTAATCTGTAGATTGCAGGTTCGAATCCTGCCCGACGCGCAATATCACTATAGGATTTAGCTATGAATATCAACATAGGTTCAGACCCGGATTTCCAAAACATCCTTGACCGTTTTGCTGACGGCATACCGGCAACCATTGACTGCGGTTATGGCTGGGCGGAACTAATAATAAAATGCGATACTATTTTATTTACTCAGGACCCGAACTATACGGTTGCGCAGATAAAAGAAAAGTTTGGTGGACTGCGGTTTTACTTCAATCTTTCAAACATGGAAGAATACAGTAAAGTTAATTCGCTGATTCTTGCTATCGAGCAGGATTCTTTCAGCGTGTGTGAGAAATGCGGTGAACCAGGATATCCACGCAAGGTGGAGACGTCAGGAATGCGTTATACGTCTTGCGACGAGCACGAAATCTATTCCCACATTTCAGGGTTGGGGTGACCCACTGCTTTTTTTATCTTTATAGCTGTTCTTGCCACAACAACGGCTGAAACAATTGCCGCTAGCCAGTTAATAACGTTATTTATTTTTTTCTTCACGTATTGGTCCTCCGGTGACCCAAGCGCGACAAGTTCTCTTTGAAGCGCATTTAAAGTCGAATGCTTCACAGTATCCTAGTTCACCAGCTTCGTCTATTGCTCCCCATTCGTCTTTTCTGTCGTCTCCAACAAGTCCGTCTTGTATGCATGACTTCATTTGTGGGGTGACAATAAAAACTGCGCAATTGCCGCATTTCTGCTTCTTAGCCTCTTCGGTGCTTACTTCCCACTCGTTGGCAAGTTTGGACCAGAACTCTTCGTTTTTCTCTTCTGGATTAAGCGGGCCATAGTCGGCAACAGCAATTGCCTTTTTACGATTTAGTAGGTTTACCGAAACATCTTTTGTTGCCGTTGGGCATTTAGCAGAATCGTCTGCCTTTTCTTCTATGCGTATTCCTTTAATTGGTCCACGATATGAAGCCCATGTATTGTTGTTCATTTAAATTCTTCCCAGGTTTTGTCTCCTTGGCCGTAGTACTCACGAGCGTAGCCCGATGAAACTATGTCCTGATTAAGGCATGCGGTTAATTCGGATTTGACGTCCTTGTCGGAATATATTAAAGCCAGTACTCTTCCGTACTTATCGTCCTTGCCAGCAATCGTCTTTAAAAAGACCGTAGAGTGTCGCGCTGTCCAGTCCGTAGTAAAAGATTTTGCCTTGAGGCCCATTTGTTTTTCCGCTAAATCTTTGGTACGTGACTCCGGGGTATTTACCCCATAAAGTCTTACTCTGGCTTTGTGGTGAATACTAAACCCCAGGTCTATCATCACGTCCAGAGTGTCTCCGTCTATTACCTTGAGTACTTTTGCTGTGTACCAGTATTGCTCAGCCATTTTTTTGCTTAGCCTTGCGACGCTGTTTCATCATTTTTGCTGCCTTGGACATTCTTTTTAGTTCTTCTGAATCTTCCGAAACATAAGACTGCGATGCGGTTTTGGACGAAGGCGCTAGCTCGGAAATGTTTCTCCGAAGGGATGCGCGTATCGCTTGCTGCTCTTCGGACATGGATTCACTCAAGAACAACATTCCATCAGGAGGTATAAGTCCTTTAAGTTCTTCTGAATTAATAAATTCGTTATAACTATCTGGCGAAAACTTATTAAAGTAGTCGTAAGAAAAATGTGATTTCTTAGATTTAGAATTCTGGTATCTTTCCAGCATTCTTCTTCCTTTTGCTGCAAGCTTCTTGGCATCTTCGATATTTTGAGGCACCGGTTCACCCCAGGCTGAAGCCGATAGAGCCAATCTAGTTGCTCTGCCCTTTTCGTCTTTCATAGGGCCTGATGGGTTTGTGAAGAAACGAGTCAAGAAAGAACCTTTTCTTCTCATCTTTTCAGGAGTATCGGCAGCCCCCCTTACTCCTGGCTTCAAGCTAGCTCCTTCTTTTCTTTTGAAGTAAGCTCGTCCGGCAGCAGTCAGGCCACCCTTTGGGTCTTTAAGTACTGGTTTTTTTGAACCTTTGACTAGTACTTCCTGGAAAACAAAAGAGCCGTAATATTCATCGAATATTGGGTGCATTTCAATGTGCTTCAGCTCAATCATGGATTGGCTGGCTATCTGCTCAAGGGCTAGTTCTACCTCTATTTGGTCAGATAGGCCCTGGAGTTCTTCAAACGTTTTTTCGATGTCATCAAATGGATTAGTCATATAAGATATCTTCTCATAGTTTTTGGGTTATAAAAGGCAAAAACCCCGCCCACCCCCTAAAGGATGAACGGGGTTCCGCTTAGTGCTTATCAGGCTGGTGCGCTGTTGAAGGTTACTTCGACGAATGCTTCTGGGCGCTTGACAGCGAGTGCAAGTCTTTGCTCTGCAAGGATAACGATTGCGTTGCGGACGAAGAAGTCCGAATGCTGTTCGCTGATGCGGATGCTTGCTTCTTCACGGTCGTACAACTGTGCTCCGGTACCGAAGGCTCCAACAAGTGCCTTACCTTCAGTCATTGCTGGAGTGTCAACGATTGGCATACGCCAGACGCGTGGCTCGCCACCCATTGCAACCGAAACTGCGATGAGGTACTGGCCGTTAGTGTCCTTGGTAAGCTCGATGTCTTCCCAGTCGTTCGGGTGAAGAACGATGCCGCTTGGCTCGTAGTACGCAAGGAACGACAAGGTTGCCGCACGACGAAGTGCATCTGCCTTGGTGTCTGGTACTGGCAGAGCTGCACCGCTTGACCAGTTGTATGTCTGAATGTTTGGTGTGTTACGAACGCCCAACAAGTTTTCACCAGCACCGTTACCGTTGAGGATTTGGTTATCCTCAAGGAGACGGAGACCGTACATCAATTCGTTGTCGATGATGCTGCGGAGCTGTGGCTCGTCTGCAAGAACGTTACGGTGTGCTGCTTCCCAATGTGCAAGTGTACGCACTGGAGCCTGCTCACCAACGAAGGCGAACGAAGACTGTGGCTTGACACCGAATGCGGTATTGCCGGCGTTACGCTCTGCAACTGTTGATGCACTGTTTACGCCTGCTCCAGCCTGCAAGGTTGTGAAACCAAGTTGACGGAAGTATTCGATAACTGCAGCGTTTGTCTTGCGGACTGGGAACAAGTCACGAACACGCTTTGTACGTGTTGGTGGCAATACCATTGGGTCACGCTGTACGGAACCAAATGAACCAAGACGGCTATCGGTTACTGCTGTTGTTGGCAGACCCGAGTAAACGTCCTTTACGTTGTAACCAGAGGTGTATGAAGTCAACGATGCAGCAATTTGCCATGGTGAAACCATGTTTGCTCCATTGCGGCCACCATTAAGTGCCTTGAACTCTGCTGAATCAGTGAACATTTGACCAATTGACTTGATTTCATGTGATGACAAGCTACCAAGGTCTGCTGCAGCGGCAGCATAAGCTGCTCCTGTGGAGCTACCTGATGGCTGTGATGCCCAGTTATCAACTTGGTTCATGGTCTCAAGGTCACCGATAAGGCCCTTGATTTCTTTGATGTCGCGCATGTTCTTGTCGAACGCTGACTTTTGCTCAGGAGTAACGACTACTGTGCCGTCCTCGATTTTGAATGAATCTGCGATGGTCTTATTGTCTGCCATCTTTGTGCGAAGAGCTGATTGTAGTTCTTCTGTACGTGCTTTGTCTTCCGACATTGGGTTCTCCTCTTATGAGTTGGGTGGGGGTATTGGTATTTTGTCCAAGGCTTAGGTAAGCACCCAGCTCTTATGTATAAACAAAAATAACAGATAATTCACACCTCTCGGTGTAACTAATAATATTTTGCAATTAAAGTACGTAAATAGATTACGTTACTTACTAATGAGCTCTCGCGTGAGGGATGTTTTCCTTGTGACGCTTGACTTTGGTTTTTCGCGTAAGACAGTCCTGACGGCGTTTCTGGTTTCCTGTTCACGCCTCTTGCTGACGTTTCTTCTGCCCAAAGATGTTGAACCAGTTCTATTGGAATAATCAGTCATATTTGTGCACGGCATCCATACCGTGCGTCCTGACTTGCTCACTCTTCTACTGATTCCTATGCACCCAATCTGGCGAGAACGAGCCTTGGCGGATTCCGGGTCAATAAAGACGTCTACGTCGTTATCTCTTACAAACTCTGGGCCGACACCCTTTTCTTCGCAGCATCCAATGGATTTACCACTAAAAGACGTAGACGAGACGATTCCTCCACCTTCCAGTGAGCCGATTCCTCGTATTGGTGCTTCCGTCAGGTTTTCCCATCCATCAGAGCGTCGTTTTCTCTTGTTTTTTCCGATGCTTCTTTTTGTTCCCGCTTCTTTAGCTCCTGGAACGACACTTCTCCATCTTGATGTCTCGGCAGTGTTTGAGATTCTTTCCATCTCTTCCATGGAAGCGCAAGGCATCCATCTACCTTCTGAATCTTTGTGTGCGCCGGAGCACCCTATGTCTTGAGCAAGACGCAGAGCCAATACTTTTGCTTTTGCTGGAGATTTACCTTGCATGTTTTATTTCGTTTCTAGTGTAAGAAACCCGTGCTGAGATTGATTCCTTTTGGCCAGCCATCGATTCTCGGGTAATGCTTTCCAGGGTCTTGGCTCTGCGAGTTAATCGACGACTTGAAGAAGTTTCTGCTGTTTTTCTATTGGCTGTTTTTCTAATAAATCCTTGACCAAATTGTCCATATATGAGTTCTGTCTCTATTTGTCCAAACTGCGCTTTGGGATGAGATTTCACAGAGCGAGATTTTTCGTCAAAAAAAACTTTTCCTGACTTTATTCTTCTCTTGAATTCTGATTTTTTCTTAAGGTTTTTAAAGTTGCTGGTCTTGAAAGAAATAGCGTTAAGTTTGTTGACTACAGAGGAAAACGACCTGATTGGCGTATTTTCTATAGGGTCACGATTTGAGCTTTTATCGTTTTTTACAGTAGCTATATAGCGATACGATTTTTTATCAATTGCTTTAGAAACAGGCTCGTCCTCTACTATTTCTGAGTTTTCGAAGAATCCGGTAAAAATGAAACCGTCAGGCACTGTTGACTTAATGTTGTAAGCGTCAAAATTAAAATCAGAAACAATCGATTTGCCATATTCGGTAATTGCTTTTACCTGAATTTTGTCGTTGTTTGAGGTTGCCATAACATGAGGCATTCCTCCAAAAACGTCCTTGATAAAACCGATTTTCATTATATAGCTCCACTAATTAATTTTTTAAGAGTATCTTTTCCAGCATTCAAGTTTTCTAGTCTTGCATCAAACAGTTTGCCAAGAATATTCAGATGTATTTTTTCACCCTCAGAAAGGCCGTATTTGGATAGAGATTTTTGAAATTCTAATGAGTTGAATTTTTTTGCTCTTTGAATCATTAAGGACAAAAACTTCATGAATGCAACTCTTTGTTGTGCTTTGAGCGACTGGTAGTAGTCGGAATATGAAGGAGTAAGTTGCGTTGCGTAGAAATCGTTTATTCGCATATTCATGCGCTTTGTAATTTCTATCTTGGACAAATCAACAAGTCCAGATGTTACGTTTTGTCCTGCTATAAGTCTTCTTGCGTCAGGAGTGTCTATGGTGTAAATAGACGTAAGTGGGCGTTCTCTTTGGTCGGTTAGGTAGTCCGACACCATTAATGCAGCAACATCAGAAGGCTCAAGTTCATTGAACTTTATCTCTGGGTTGAAGACGCCACCGGGGATTGCGCTCGTAACCTCTTGTCGTAAGAATCTTCTTACTTCTCCTGGTTTGTCAGCAAAAATTACGTCTGGAGACTCTAGTCCGAGCTGTTGTTGAACATCGGCAGCGAATCTTTCCCCAATGTGCTGAAATCTATTTGGTTTGTTGTAAAGAAATAACCGCTCTGTAGGGGTGGCGATAGCAACTATGTTGTTGGCAAGTTTCTGTTTTTGAATCACTCCAGATTTAGACAAAACTTTGGACATGATTTTTGGGTCAATATCTGACATTGAGCCACCATTTACGAGATGCTGAACTGCCGAATCAACATTGGATATCAGCTTTCTGCGTGGCCCGAAAGATTCCGTATCGCGCGTGGACGAAGACTGAGGTTGCGTCATCATGCGCTTTCCCCATACCTGTGATGCCCAGCTGATTCTGCCTTTGACTATTTCGTTTGGGTTCTTGACTCCTACGAAATCCTCGGAATAGAGCATGCCGTCACCGATGGCATCAGCAAGCGCTTTGAGGCGTTTTGAAGGGTCTCTTGAGTTATCGATTGCAATAACTTGATTTAGTGTTCTTCCAAGTTTTCTTCTTTCGCCAACTTCCAGTGCTCTGGCTTTTTCTAGCGTGACAGACGAGCCGCCCGGGAGTACGTAAATTAAAGAAGTCACTCCAGTATTCGAAAGAAGGCCAAGCTCCTCTCCTCCGATGTCTTTTGGAGAAAGGGCCGACATTACGAAATACGCCCCCTCCATGTCTCTGTTGTCAGGGATTGCTCTTAGTACTTTGTTGGGAACAACTGGTTCAAGCACGAAGCCATCACGACGAATCATTCTTCTTACTTTTAAGCCCGATTCTTTATTGAACTTACCTATTGAACTTATTTCTTCTTTTAGCCTGCTTAGAGACGCACGACTATTGAAGGCTCCGACTTTAGGTATTTGAGGTGCGCGAGACAGAATAATTGAGCTGTCGTAAGGAGACCCCGTCAGGTCTCTTCCGCGTGTTTGTGAAGATATTCCTGAAGTAAGGGCTCCTCTGGCTGCCCCTATTGCTGCTCCTAGAGCAGAAGGTATTGCAAAGAGCTTTGCACCACAAGTGGAAAGCCTATTGTCTGTAAATCTTCCACCGTATTGATATCCCTCTGGGCATCGATGAGCCCTGTTTTGCCCAGGAAGCGAACCGCCACGACCCCCTGGGCGTCCTGGGGTTATTGTTCTGTAAATAGCAGAACGTACTGGTGAGCGCAGTGGGCCAGAATCTCCTGGGACCGCCACGCTTAACGCCGAGCTTCCCAACTGTCGCAAAGCGTTCGCCTTAAACTGCATTCCACTAGATTGCTGATTACGCTGAATTCTTCTGGTGTTGCCGAATTTTCTAGACAAAGCTTTGTAATCGGTAATTTCTTGAGTTAACGTTTTTGTCCCGCGAATATAGTCAATATTTTGTTTTTGAGCAGGGTTAAACAGTAAAACCCTTGTTACCAGTATCTCATTCCCGCTACAGCAGTCGTTTGCGTTATCCACAGCACTCATCCTCTAGTGAAGACGTTTTCAGAACCTGAGAAAAGGATTTCTTTCCGGATTCGTCTTCACCCTCTATTTGCCAATTTTTGTCATTTCTTAAGAAGGTCACAAAATCTTTTTCCATCTCGCAAAACTCATTCAGAACCTTCATAGCGTGGAAAATATCCGACTCTGTTACGACCGAATTTTCGTTTGATTTAAAATCGGTATCTGGTTGTTCGTAAAAGAACAAATCAGAACCAAATGGTGAATCAGATTTTTCTCCAGAAGTCCTAATCATATTTTTAGGCTTCTTTCCTGAAAGAGAAGTGTTGAATTGGGAATCCGTCCAGTTGGTCAGTTTCCGGAGCTTCTTCCTGCAGTTCTTCATACCTGGATGATGGCAACCTTCGTTTGGCCAAAGACCAGTAGTTTCGTGATGCAACCAAGCACAGATATTGTTTAGTGGGTACAGTTCTGGGTGATTAACCAGAATGACCCGACACCTGCGAAAGCCGCCTGGTTTCTTCATGATGGGACGCCAGTATCTGAGTAGGCGTTCAAGGTTTCCACGCCTTGGTCCTCTACCACGCAAGATGTCCCCAGTGACAAGCTCTTGGGGCAACAAACCGCCAAGAGGGTCTGCCTTGATTCCGTCACTGTTCATCATTTATGGCCTTTTCTATACTTCTCATAGTCTTAACTGAAAGCCACGCAAAGTCGCGTTCTTCTAGCGACTTAAAGGCGTAATCGTTTACGTTTAACTGTACCACCTCGCTGCAGCACGAGTTGGAAAGCATGCGGCGAGTGATTTCGTCCAGTCGGAAAGACTTAACAGACTTTTCAGTTTTGTCTATCTTTTTCTTATTTTTACCAAGCGCTGAATGCATTGGCATCGAGTCCATGAGTGAATCGTTTATTGGACGTGTTTTCTCAATAAAGGTTTCGTACCATGCTCCCGACAAGGGGTCTTTGGGGGAGTCCCATACGAATCTTTGAAAAGGAGTGTTTCGTAGTTTTGTAAGATTTCTAGCCGTACTTGACAAGTGCATTAAATCCATTTTTACAATCGAGCCGTCAGCCTTCTCAACAGCCGCATCCTTCTGGCCTCTTTTTGCGTCCACGTCGTAATAAACACGCGAGTCCCCAAGAAGCGCTACAAGTGCAGCTCTCATAGCTTTCCTCCATATATGGATGTCACTTTTGGCTTATTTGTGGTTTTCATTTGCTTAAGTAAGTCTTTCGCTGCTGCAATAATTTCCTCAGCTATGGAGTCCTTAAGGGTTGACTCAACAGACTGGCCTGCTTTGGCACTCTTTGAATGAGAGCGAGCGTCTTCAATATTGAAACCATTCGGGTGAGCAAACTTGACATTATTCAGGCCACGCTTAGCAAAGTCGTCTTTCATCTTCTGCGATGCTCTGTATTTACGGAGCATGGACATGCTTGCCGTGTCTAGCGATTGTCCTCCACCCATAGAGTAGAAGTATTCAATCTCTTCTTGAGAAAATCCAGCTTTTCTTAACTTGTCAGCAATCGATACGGCATCAACAACGTCGGAAATGTCTTCTTTCGCCGAGGCGGCTTCAATCTTGCTCAATGGAACGTTTATTTGTTCGATATCAGCAACGTCAAATCCGCCCAGAATCTGAGCCTCAAAAGGTTCCCTGGTGGAGCCTTCGGGTAGTTTCTTGTCGAACGAAGATGGCATTTTTCCACTAGAGCTTCTTGATGCGTTTGCGTTCGAAAAATCGTTATTCAAAGAAGAAGAGAGCATATGTAGAAGAGCTTCTCGTTTTGTTTCTTCAGCGTTTACTCCGTCGGCATTAAGGATTGCGTCAGCTACGTCATCTCTGTTACGCGAGTTAAGCATTACGGGCCTGTGAGCCGAAGTGAGAGCATTGCCTCGTCCGTAGGCGACTCGGTTTGACACTCCAGGGCGCAAAACTATTTCCATGTCACCCAGAGCAGTTAGGCCGTCTCCAACCAAATCTTCGTCCCCTACTTCAAACACGCCATCTGGTCTGAGGTTTCCAGGCATTCCGCCTTTTGTAATCTGGGCACGTTTTGCATCCATGTGAGATTTGTGAACTAGATATCCACTTACTGGCATCATGTCCGGGTCAAGAGAACCGGGAAGACCTATTCTTGAATAGTATTCGCTAGCGTAGTTTTTAGGAGACATTCCTACCGTCTTGCCTGAAGCAGGAGCCTCAGTAGTCTTTCCACTGCTCAGTCTCTTGCCTTTACGCATTTTTGCCAACCTGCCAACAGATTCTCTTTCTGCGGGAGCATCTGCCGAAGGTTTTGTTCTCACATTACGAACGGCTGCGTCAAGTTCTGCCTCACGAGCCCGTGCTGCTGGACCAGCTCTTCTCGTCAGTGCATCTTGTTGCCGAGTCAATACTTCTTCTGCATATGCAGGGTTGTTTCTCATCCCGACTGAATCAATCTCGATAAAGTCACCTTCTGCATAGATTTCAGCCGCAAGGTCATCCATGCCGTCGTTGATTTCTTTCAGCACCCTGTCTCTTTCTCCAATTTTAACTTTCTTAACATCGCCTTCTTCGAAGTCAACAGCTCCAGTAAGTTTTGCGTCCTTGATTCCTAATCCTCTTTGAAGAACTTTTGTTAAAGTAAGACCACTAATGATGTCTGTCTGAACTTCGTCAACGTGTAAGGGGATTTGCTGGTCGTCGTCTACTTCTCCGTTAAATACGGTTATTGCGCTCCATCTATGGTGTCCGTCAAGTAGCAACTTATCTGAGGTTGCCAGAATGGGGTCCATCATTGCACTGGTACCCCTTCTTTCAGAAAGTTTAGCCTTAGCATTGGTGTCTTCTTTTAGGGCTTGAATTAAAGCATCGGTGAATTCTTTTGTTCCCCTCTTGTATCTTCCGTCTTTTGTAAGAACTTCGGTGTAGTGCTTAACGGCAGCTTTCAGTGATTTGTGCATCCCATCGGTCTGTACGGCATCTAATTCCTGTTGAGAAGGAGTGTAATCATCCGGGTTAACAGCCAGGTTTTCTTTTATTGAATCGTCACCCAATTTCCCTCTAATTATTTCCTTAATCATTTCTTCTCCGGAAACTTCAAAAAGATTCCAGTCCATATTTTCTATTACGAACTGTCTGTCTTCATCTGATATAGAGGCAGCGGATTCTGGACTCTCCTGAATTTTTTCCATGATTCCTTCAAATCTTTTTTCACCGTCCCATGTTTTTATTTTATAAGGGTCAACATGTTTATGAGGGGCCTCTTTGATAGGAATCTGTCCAGCAAGACCGAGCTCTGCTCCGCGAGTATTTGCTCCTGCTAAGCGTCCACCAGCCTGAGGCATTTTTGCTCGTGGAATACCAAAATTGTTTCCGCAGAAAACGTTTTCGTCTCCATCGTAGAAATTGCAAAGATTCGTTTTGTATTGGTCGCCAAACTTTTTTAAGAATTCTTTTTTTATTTTTTCTTGGAAAACGGAAGGGTCTACGCCGTCGGCACCATCGATTTTTTCTGCTTCTGCCTTAAAATCAAGCCATTCTTTTTCATTATTGGCAATAATGTCTTCACCCATTGTTTCGATGTCTTTGAAGAATTCTTGCTGGAGTGTTTTTGCAAAACGTAAAGACTCTTTTTGTTTTTTAGCTATTGCTTCGTCGGAGGAGTACTCAAGGGTGACGTGATGACCCAGCGCCATCAATGCTATTGCTTGCCCGACATTGTCAACCTTATAAACAGCCATGTCCTTGGGGTCTGAGCTCGTAAATAACGGCTTCATGTCGCTTGGTTTTACCGAGTCACCAAAATCTTCTTTCAGCTCTTCAGGGGTGTATTCGTGAAGAGGTTTTCCGCGCTTACGAACTTTTGCTAGAACGTCTCCGGCTATTTTTCTAGTCGCATCCCTCTGGGCATTGACTTGTCTTTCTTTTGCCCTCGCTGCATAGTCTGGATTGTTTGAAAGACCAACCGAGCCAAGCTGAATAAAGTTTCCTTCGGCGTACTTGTCGTCCACAAGAGTTCCTACGTTTTTGGTCAAGCCTTCCATGAGTTCAGATATTTCTTCCTTACCGATGTCGGTTATTTCTCCCTCTTTCCACTTGTTTTCAGCTCCGAGGCGCGCTTCCTTAATTCCCCAAGCGTCCTGAAAAATCTTTCCTAAAGTTAAAGCTTCAATTATGTCGGTTTGTATTTCATTAGCCTTCAAGGGGAGCTGTAGCTCTTCTGGGAGTGAATTATTTCCAACCCTTATTCCTGCCCATCTGTGATGGCCATCAACAATAAAACCATCGTTTGCTGTAAGAATTGGCTGCATGAACCACTGCTTGTTCATCTCTTCTATGTATTTTGTCCTAAAGTCTTCGTCCGATATTCCAGGATTGTCAGCTCTTATACCCTCGGCAACTTCTATCGCTTTTGTTTGTATTTGTCTAGCAGTAGCGTCTACTTTTGATGCAACTAGCTGTTGTTGCGAGGGGGCATAATCTTTAGGATTAACTTCTTTGAGAATTACTGAAGGTTTACCATTTCCTGGCTCAATGACGCCATCTAGCCATTCTATAAACGGTGTCTCCAGGTTTACTTCTGTGTCGTTCCAGTCTGTATTTTCATATAGCCAGTTTTTTGAAGCATCAGACAATTTCTCATAAGACTCCGTCTTATGTTCCTGCTGTGTTTTGCCTCCGAATTGATTTCTTAGTGAGTGTTTTTCTGAAACTATCTCATAAAGTTGTTTTGAAATCTCTTCGTCTGTCAATTCTGGTTCGCCTTTTTTGACTCTACCAGCATTGGCTTTAGCTACTGCTGCGTTAAGCTCTTCTGCGAACTCTGCTTCAACGGCAGCATCTCTTTTTATTGTCTTTAGGGGTTCAAACTTTCCGGCAGCTTCTCCGGCTTTTAGCGCTCTTACTGCGACAGTATCGTGACCTGCAGACCTTCCGTTTGTCTGAGGCATTTTTTCTCTATCGATACCAATGTGTCCCGAACACAGCAAGTTTTGTAATGGGCTATATAGGGCACACAGGTCGGCCTGGTAGCTTTCTACATAATTCTTTTCCATTTCTTTAACAACTTTCGGGTCGTTAAAATCTAAATCTTTAAATTCTTTTTTATACTTTTCTTGATACTTGACCCATTTAGGGTGAGGATTTTTAGCATCAATATGCTTTTTTGCGGCATTTTTTACTTCTTCTTCAAACGCCTTTTGTGACTGCTCAGTCAGTCTCAGGTCCTGGTCCTTAACAGCAACGTGATGCCCCAGCATCATTAATGCAATTGCTGTTGGGACGTCGTTGACTTCATACAGTGTGTCGTTTGTGGCGCTGACTGATTTTTTCTTAGACTTCTTTACTTTTCCGTTGAAAGCCGCAAAGAGTTCCGCCTCAGACATGTCGTCAATGTTTTTGCCGTCTCCGCTTAAAACTTTGTCAAAAATGTCAAAAGCCTGTGTGGCGACTTCTTTTTCTTGTCTTTTTCTTTCAGCTAGATTGGCCGAGGAATCAATAACTCGACCGGATGAAAGACGTGAAGAACGCTCACTTGGCCCCATTCCCGAGTATCTTTGTGCTCTACGTGATGTTCTCTTTGCTTCATCGTCTGGAGAAGCAAAAGAGGACCTTATTGAACCAGTGGAAGATAGTCTCTCAATGTCGTCGTCGGTGGCGCGAACGCGAACTCTTCTATCAAAGCCTTCGTGCATTCTGTACGCAGTATTCTCGGCTCTCGCTAACAAGTCTTCTTCGGGAGTGTCAGCGATTAAACGAGCTACGTCTGGATGAATGTCGCCCCTTGATAACGGGTCGGCCGAATCTCCCTGTCCTCCTCCAAGAATGGATTTAACTTCCCTAACCTGAGAAGACATTGATTTGTTTCTTGATTCTGTTCTTTGCTTGCGTGTGGCAGGAGCGCCCAGTACGTCTTTCTTTCCAGAAGACAAGCGGGAACTTGAGTCATCAGACGACAAGTGAGGGGGTAGTTCGTCAAAACCTTCTCCGAAAGAACCACCAGCGTCCACAACCTCGTCTACAACCGTTTTGCTTGAGGTTTCTGAGACGGAATCGTAATCACTTCTAGAACCACTAGAAAGTCGCCCTGATTCACGGCGGGAGTTAACGTACTTGTCTGCTACTGCTTTGATTTTTTTACCGTGACTTTGAGCCCAAATGGCGTCAGTTTTGTTTGTTTCCAAACTGTGAGCCATGGAGTCAATAACCTCAACAGAGTCTTTTTGATAAGACAACTCTGCTCTTACTGTTCCATCAGGGTCTATCCCCGTAATGCGAAGGCGTCCAGGTGGAGCAACGAAGCGTTGGTCGTCATCTCCCGCTGCAGGGAAGAGGCCCCTGTCTCCCTCGCGAACCTGTACAACCACACGGCGAGCGGTTTTCCCAGTTTCTTTGTCGCGAATTCCTTTTTCTGGCATGTCCAGTTTTTTTGTTTTTGTCGTCAGGACCTTGCCGGAAACAAATTGTGGCATTTCAATTTCTTTGCCTTCAATTTTTCCTCGTAAAACACCTGAATCGAAATCAATAACTGTTTCCATCTCAAATGGGTCAGCAATAGACGTTCCGTCAATTACTTCCATGACTGGGATTAATAGATTCTCTACCTGCTGGACGACATCGCCTTCTTCAGATGATTTTTCATCAACCGTAAGTCCCAGTCTCTTGATTCTGGCGTTTCTTTTATTTATTGCTCTTCCGGCCCTGGTTTGAGCTACGGGGTCAAGTAGTTGTCCTACATCTGAAGATGCAATGTCCCCGAGTTCTTTGACTGCCTTTTTCTGCTCTGCTGTTCCGCGAACTCGACGACGTTCTTTTAACGCATGGTCTTTTGCTTCTTGCTTACTCTTTAAGGACACGTTCTTTTTCGCTGGAGGAGAAATCAAATCCTTAACACTCTGGTCCAGATTTTTCTTTATTTTGGCAGTTGTTGACTTGTCTCCTGCGTCACGCATATTTTGTACATACTGCTCTTTTATGACGTCTATCTTTTCAATTAGGTTTTTAGCCTCATCGGAAGAAGGGTCAAGAGTGCTTAGATATATTTCGTCATCAGCCAGGCGTCGAACTATCTTCTTTTCTGGCATTTTTTCTACAGACTTACGAAGGTCATCGAGGGCTGCTATTTTTGCAAGTTCCTCAATTTCGACGTCATCAAACAGTCCTTCTCTTTCACGGACTGCCTTAACGGATTCTTCGAATCTGTCTTTTTCTCCCCTGGCTCCGATGCCGTACTTTTTTCTCCACGCTTTTGATGCTTCGTTATATCTAGTGTCGTGGAAGTCCAATTCCATTTGCGTCTGCTTCTTGAGGTTCTCTAGATATTCCCTTGTCGACTCTTTTTCGTCGTCAGGCAGGGATGGGTCAATCTTGAAATCATTAAGTTTCTTTAACGTGTTATTCGCAGCATCTCTTTGAGACTGAATGATTGCAGCTTCTGAAATCATTTCATCTTCAGGGAGGTCTTTGAATCCCGTCTTGAATCGTTTTATTTCCTCACGAAGAGCAGAAGCAACACGTTCGTCTCTGTCTCCTAGCGCTTCAGTTATGGATTCTTCTGGCATTCCGTCTGGAACAACAGAGTCTGGGCGAATAGTAAATACGTCGTCCATATCAACAAGTTCTGCAGCCTCATCACCAAGCGCTCTGTCAACTGACGCCCTACTGTCTCCTATGTCATCCATGAAGGCTAATGCGGCATCAATATCTTCTCCGTATATTATGCCTCTTGCACGAAGAGCGTGTAGCTCTGCTGCTACTTCTAGCGCCCAAACCTCTGAACCCTCTTTGTACGCATCTCTTGGATAAGCTCCAGCAAGTGGGGCCACTGCCTTAATGCGCTCCATCGCGTCTTTAAGGGAATCTAGGTTTATATCATCTGCTACGTCGGTCATTATCGCCATAACGTCATCGCCGGATAGTTTGTAGATTGAGTCTACGTTTCTTGTTCCTTTGACGATTCCATTTTTGTCTACTATTGGAACAGATATAAAACCTTTGCTGTCTATCTGTTCTTGAATTTTAGCCATGAATACTTGAAGCTGAATGCTGTGTGCATGCTCGTGAAGCATGATATGGCTGGAGAAAGAGTAGACACCATCAATTAGTCCGGCCATGCCTCTTGCGGTATGGTCTGCGTTGACAAGAAAATCTGCTACAGCTAAACGACCTTCCGCTTCGCTTCGTGCGCCAACTGCAGAAATTGCCAATCTTTCATCTGGTCCCATATTGGGAAGCATTGATTCTTGGTTTTGGAGAATCTCTTTCATGTTTATGTGAATGACGCTACGAAGTTCTCCAGGAACCTTGCCCATTACGGGGTTGCCGTCTTTGTCAACAACTGGAGTTCCGTCTGGCTTTAAGCGTGGAACGATGGAGGGGGCGTCTCTGTACATTCCCGTTCCGGCTTCGTCATCAGAGAAAAAGTCGTATTCAATTCTGCCGAGCACTCTTGCGCTTGAAGGGTTTTGCATGAACTGGTCAAGCAGAGTCTCAAACATGGCACGTTCGGTTTCTTGATACCGTCTAACGTCCGAATCAATAAGTCTCTGCTGTTCTTCTTTTGATAAAAGATTCCACCCTTGAACTGATTTGAGTCTTGTTTCAGTGAACTCTCTTACCTCTAAATCGGTAAGCCGAGCCGCATCTCCACCAGAAGAAACATTCAGTATTTGCAGGTCCCATCCAGCAGCACCGTCGCTATCCACGTGCATCTTTCGTAGTTTTTCTACAGCTTGAAAATGAGCGTCAGGGTCGTTGGGGTCAATTCCTAAAGCGTCGTAAATGCGTACAGCCGATGCCTTCTGTCTTGCAATATCGTCCTGCGCTCGTATTGCGCCATTTTTAAACATGCGAAGGTTTTCTGGGACTGGGGTATCGCGCCATACTGGCGGTTTAAACTTGTCTCCATAAAGGTCTTCCCAATATGCACACGAGGAGACAAGCTCTGGACTGGCAACACCTCTTCTTTGCTTGCTACCTACGTCGTTGCGAAGAAAATTAAAGAAGGCAAAGGCGTTCGTTCTTAGTCCCTCGTATTCGCCTTCTGCCGTAAGCTTGGCTGCTTCTCTCGCTGCGTATCGTGAAAACTTTGAAGCACTAAAACCAAAGCAGTTAGAGCCGGTTGCGTCGGTAAACTGGTTGGCTGCCGGCGTTCCCGGAGGGCACCTAAACTTATTGTTCTCGTCTCTCAAGATTCCAAAAACAGCTGCCGCTCTACTTAAAAGAGAGCCTCCTGGAACTCGTGACTCAAGACTTGCGCCTGGGAGTCTTTTTTCTTCAGGGTTTTCTATTTGATATTTTTTCCGCGCATTGCGTCGTTCTTCCATTGTCATTCCGGAAGAAATAGCAAAAGGGTCAATTATCTTTTCTGACTCAGGAATTATGTCGTCAGTTTTTGGATTTATCTTAAATTTGCGTAACTGAATTTTTGGTTCTGATTGAATTCTCGCAATCATTTCCGGAAAAGATTTTGGTTGATTTTCGTCTCTAGGAATCCAGCCCACGTTTGGCATTGTTCCCATTCCCATGCGCGACGTGTACGACGGGTTTATGACAAGACGAGAACCTGGTTCCCACTTAGCTGATTTGTCCCATCGATAGCCGAACTCGTTTGAAGCAACACCGGGACGAGTGTCTCCAGTGAATTCTCTTTTTTTGTTATCGGTATCTTCGGCTGTTTTTTTTCTTAAACCAAAAACGTCACCAACTGCTTTTACTGCAAGTTCTGGCTCTAGTCTTCCAGTAGATACGGAAGAATTTATTGCCTGCCTAAACCGAAGCGCTTTTTCGTTGAATCCACCGCAGCACGACAAAGGCACGATAAGCCGCGCCGAAACTACGATTCTTTCCCTATTTATAGGGGCATCCACCATGGTGGTGCTCCCTTCCTAGATTTCGTCGGCTGAATCTTCAAGCAATTGAAACTCAACAAGAGAAGCCATGAACTCTGCATCGCTAACGTCTTGACTCTTTTCGTCACTGCCTGCTAACCAGTTACCAGGAATTAGGCTCTCAAGCTTCAAAGCCTGTGCCCGCTTCATGATGTGCTTCTTTGCTGCTTCTTTATCTTTTGCACGACCGTAAGCTTGAATTGCATTTCTTAGGTCGGTCTCTGAAGCGATTGGATATGAACCATCCTCAAGAGCGGTTCCTTCCTTGGCCATTTCCATGCGACGTTCTTCAGTAAAGGCCTGCTTGATAGCTATTTCTGCAGCCTCTGCTTCAATGTCTTCAATCTCGTCTGCTTCGTACTTGTCGTAGCCGAGGACTTCTCCGTCTAGAGCGACGAACACATCGTAAGACTTTCCGTCAAATCCTTCTATTTCTACGGCGTAAGCATCGAATCCTTCAAACACGTCAGGCTCTACTGCGATAACTGTTCCGTCAATTGACTTAACTGCTATTTCTGCTGCTTCCGTAAAATCAACAAGAGTGTACGCCCCGACTTCTGATTTTTGCTCAAAGCTTGAAGAGTCGAGCTTGTGGAATCCGAGCATTTCTGCGCTGCTTCCGTCTACGAAAACTTCATTAATTGAACCATCTTTAACTTGCACGTCAATTACGAACATGTCTGCATCTGACGAGTATCCAGAATCTACAACGACCCCGTCGAACATCTTTTCAGCCATTCCTTCAACGTGGAGAATTCCAGGCATTCCTTTTTCGGACACGCAGCCGCCAGGGCAGTCATCACAAACAGGAGAAGAACCACCATAGGCTTTACGCTCAAGGGCACAAAGATAACCAGAAACACCAACGTCAGAAGCTTTGAGACCAAGTGATTTTATGCGTGACTGACGAATCATTTCCCATTCAGAATCGCGAGCAGAAAATGACTTAACACCCATTTCGACGTCTTCATCTTCTTCTTCCTCTTCCTCTTCATCTTCTTCTTCTTCATCGTCTTCCATCATGGATTCATCCATGTTTTTCTTCTTCTTCGGCATCGCATGCATGCCCTTTATCTCTTCTTCGTCGTCTTCCTCTTCCATCTCCTCGTCTTCATCTTCAGGCATGGCTTCATCCATACCCTTCATACGAGCCATGCGCTCTCTTCTTGGAGCGCTGCCGCCGCGATTAGATGACATCATCTTCTCTTCGTCTTCTTCGTCTTCCATCATTTCGTCTTCTTCGTCCATCATTTCGTCTTCTTCATCCATCACGGGGACACCCGTGCCCATGCCTTTTTTCTTCTTTGGCATGAGAGCGGCCATTTCGTCTTCGGTCATTTCTGGCTCGTCAGATTCGTCAGCCATTTCAATAGGCGCGCCATTCATCTTCTTTTTTATTTTTTTAGCCATAGGAGCAGCTGTCATTGGCTCGTCAGTGTTCTCCATGTCTTCGTCTTCAGACGGTTCGACTACTGGAACCATCTTCATTTCCACCGGCATAGCGCCGCACTTACCGCAAAGCTCTGCACCCTTGACGTATCCGCATTCGGAAGTAGAGGCACCCTTGGCGCACTTAAGCACATCGCCGTTTCCGTCAATGCTTACTGTAACTTTTTCGTCGTAATTCATACAACTCCTATTAGTGCAAAGGAATGACCGATAGACCATTAACC